CCTGAAGGGCAACCTGAAGAGCAGCCATTGGTCATCAGACCGATGGACCCTGCGAACGACATCGCATTCATCAGCGACAGTTGGGTCAGCAGCTACGCCTTCAGCCCATCGGTCCATGGTGTTCGCCTCGATGACCGTTCCTCCGTGGTCTCACAGCGCGCATCACACGGGCCACGTGGCAACGGAAAGGGCGTTCGCATCGCACGAACCCTGTCACAGCCAATCGACAACGTCATCTATTCATTTGAGCAGCGCCAGCTGGTCGCCCGCCTCGTCACAGACCCCGATGTCGTCGTCGATGTCCTCTGCGACCAGGCGAACCCAGACGTCATCCTCGGATGGATGGCATCCACTGTCTCAACGCCCGCACCCATCATCCACTACATCTTCGTGAAGCGTGATTTCAGGCGCCTCGGTTGTGCCAGCGCCCTCATGGCGCATCGTGGCATCACACCATCAGGCGTTGCATTCTTCACGCATCGACCACCACATGAGTTCAGGCCGGATGGGCATGCCGGCCGTGGTTTCGCATGGAAGGACGATTGGGTGCGCACACGCACACGCTGGTCGTTCAACCCATACATCCTCCTCTGGCCCCTCGGTGTCGCATCCGCATCTGACGACGCCGCCGATGAAGCGGATGCGCAGGGTTGATATGAAGATACGCTCAATTGATTTCGACAGGCCGATGCTCCTTGCCGGCGTTCGTCACGACAGGTTCGACACGGAGATGCAGCTGTTCAAGCGCCTCGGCATCCAGATTGATGCTGACGACCGGTTCGTGACAATCACCAAGAACGCCTCAGGCACACCCGAGGTCGTGTTCATTGTTCCATACACAAGGGTCACGTGCATGGTGCCTGAGACCAACGTCGTCGCCCCCGCGGCTGTCGCTCCATCCACTGCCCCAGCGCCTGATAAGAAGAATAAGCTGACCGCCAAGGCATGAAACCCATCGACGCACTGCAGGCGCTTGCGCTGAAGGAGGCCGCTGAGGCAAGGGCAAGGGAGGAGAAGCGCCTCGCACGTGCTGAACGCACAGCGAAGGCCCTTGCCGAACGTGAGGCCAAGAAGGCCGCCGTGCAGATGGAGATACGTGAGGCACGTCTCCAGCAGAGGCTTGAGGAGAAGAAGCGCCTGCAGGAGATTGAGAATGAGAACAAGCGGAGGTTGAGGAATGAGAAACGTGAGGAGAGACGTCGTGAGCGGCTTGAACGCATCCTTGCTAAGAAGATACAGCCCCTCATCGAGGAGGTCGAGAGGCCGGTCTGGGACATCGACAAGATGTGCCATGCGAAGCAGGTCGAATTCATCAGGGACCCGGCGAAGCGCAAGGTCGCTGTCTGTGGCCGTCGTTCGGGCAAGACTGCTGCTGAGATATACCTGATGCTTGAGACCGCCGTGCAACGACCGTCGAGCGACATCCTGTATCTCGCCATCACACGTGCGCAGGCGCATGGTCTCGTCTGGGACAAGCTCCTCGACATCGTTGAGCGCATGCAGCTTCCGGTCAAGAAGATAAACAACGACGACCTCACCATCAGGTTCAAGAACGGGTCGCGCATCATCGTCTCGGGCGCCGACAACGAGCGCATCATCGGTCGCTTCAGGGGCTACGGCTTCTCGTTGGTCTGCATCGATGAGGCGCAGAGCTTCGGTTCGCACATCGACCCGCTCGTGCATCAGGTCATTGAACCATCCCTCATGGATAACGGTGGCACGCTCATCATCAGCGGGACGCCCGGACCCGTCTCCCGTGGCTTCTTCTACGACACGTGGATGGGCAAGCATCGCAATGGCCGACCCCTTGCGAGACCCTTTAAGCGTTTCCACTGGACCATCCTCGACAACCCTCTGATGCCTGTCGTCGCATCAGGTGAGATGACGGTTCAGCAGGTCATGGATGAGCAACGTGTCGCCGCCTCGGATGAGCGTGAGTTCAGGCGTGAAATCCTCGGGGAGTTCGCCGACGATGTCGATAAGCTCGTCTTTCAGTGGTCCGATGAGCTGAACAGCTTCCATCCCGACGATGTGCCCGACGATGTCATCATCCACATGGGCGTCGATACGGGGCACAACCATGGTGATGCAATCGCTGTGCTTGGATACTCACCCACAGACCCTGAGCAGCGTGTCTTCCTCCTCGATGAATGGGTGCGTGATAAGAACATCAAGGAGGGGTGGGATGACCTCATCACGACCATCAAGGAGTGGGATGCCAAGTGGAACCCAAAGAGCATCGTCATCGACCCCGCAGCTGGTGGTGCGAAGGCAATCGTCTCCATCAAGGAGCGCCTGAAGCGAGGTTCCGTCTTTCCTGCTGACAAGAAGGAGAAGGCAGAGTTCTGTCGCCTCCTCAATTCAGACCTCCGTTCCGGTCGCTTCAAGATGAATGAGGCGTCGCAACCCAAGGGATGGGCTGTGGCAGAGAGCTTCCAGATACAGTGGCGCGACCACAAGGACAGGTTCCTGTCGAAGCGCACGCCCGATGGTGGGCAACACTCTGACATATGGGATGCAATCCTGTATGCGTGGAAGCAGTGCCACCATCACCGTTCGCAGTCGGTGACGAAGCAGAGGATGTTCAGGGACATATGGGATTTGTCGCCCACTGAGCACATCGACATGTTGAGACAGAATGAAAGCAAGACCCCATGGTGGGCAGAGAAGATATGAAGAAGCTAAGCAACACATTCTCAGAGTGCTGGTGGTCAGCACCCAGGTCGGACGTCGCACAGCGTGTCAGGGCATCCATCGACCACATCGAGACGTGGGAGATGACGCGGCGCGCTCGCCTGACGCTGATGGCGTCGCTCTATGACAGCACACGATACTCAGGCATGCTCAACAACCAGTATTTCATGACGCGTGGAGCACAGGTCGCGCTTCCTGCATTCGGTGTGCAGGGCTCTGACACTGATGACATCACGTATAACGTGCTCAAATCCGTCATCGACACCCAGGTTGCTGGCATCACGGGAAACAGACCCCTTCCCAAGTTCCACACAATCGCGGGCGATTGGTCGTCGCACCTCCGTGCAGAGAAGCTGAACAGGTTCGTTGAGGGACAGTTCAATGCGCTGAAGGCGTTCGACCATTCACGACAGGCGTTCCGCGATGCATGCATATGGGGCACGGGCCTCCTCAGGATAGACCTTCAGGGTTCGAAGATTGACATCAGGCGCATCCTTCCGAGTGAGCTCATCGTGCCATACACTGAGAGCCTCCACAACGATACGAGACAGCTCCATCATAGGCGACACATCCACGCTGAGGAGCTTGCCGCGCTGTGGCCCAAGCACGCCGACGACATCGCACGCATCGCAACATCGACGGTTGAGACCGACGGCGCGGGCATGGTCGATGTCATTGAGAGCTGGCATCTCCCATCGGTCGATGCACACGGTGAGCGCCTGGATGATGGTCGCCACACGATATGCATCGATGGCATCTGTCTCCTTGATGAGGAGTTCGACGGACCGTTCCCAATCGCTGTGCTGCACTACGACAGGCCCGTTCTTGGCTTCTGGGGCACGGGCATCGTGAAGAGCTTCCAGGCCCTCCAGGCGCACCTCAACGAGATGGTCGTCCTCGTGCGTGATAGCATCAGGCTGACGGCGCGCCCCATCGTCAAATACAAGGGAAGCCTTCCCATCCAGCACATCGATGATAACAGGCTGGGTGCAATCATCAAGGTCAGCGAGGATGATGACTTCCAATACGTCACGACGGATGCAGTGCCAGAGAGCGCCCTCAACCAGCGTGATGAGCTCGTTGAGATGATGATGCGTCTCAGCGGCACATCGATGCTCAGGGCGCAGGCCAAGAAGCCCGCCGGCGTCGATAGCAGGGTGGCTCTTCGTGAGATTGTGGATATCGAGGATAGCCGCTTCACGGTCCAACAGCAGCAGTATGAGGATTTCATCATCGACATCGGCAGGAACATCGTCAGGTGCGCAAGGCAGGCATATGATAAGGGCATCGACATAGAAAGCCGTCCCGTCAGCAAGAACTTCTTCGACCGCATCAAGTGGAGTGAGGTCGATTTGGATGACGACAAGTATGAGATGCGTGTCGACCCTGTCTCACAGCTTCCAAGGACGCCGGCCGGCAAGCAGCAACGTGTGCAGGAGCTCCTTGAGGCGGGCCTCATCCCACGTGAGTATGCGCTTGAGCTCATCGACATCCCAGACTATGAGGCCGTCGTCAGCATCGCGAACGCGAAGCGTGAGAACGTCATGGCGACCGTGGACCGCATCCTCCAGGGTGGGCCCTTCGAACCGGCGGACCCATTCCAGGACCTCGCCAAGCTGGTTGAGGCCGCGCAGGCAGCATACCTCAAGCACATGTTCGACGTCAAGCCTGAAATTCTTGAAAACCTGAGGTTGCTTGCGCAGTCGGCCGCAGAGCTCCTCAGACCACCACCGCAGGAAGCACCGGTGAGCCCACCGGGCCCGCCCACAGGAACAGGAACAGGAACAGGAACAGGAACAGGAGAATGATATGAGCGATATTAAGGCAGAGATTGAAACGGCTGAGATGAATGCGATGGCATTGCTTCACAACGAGATGCGTGCAGATGGCAAGACGCCACCCACAGCACCGGTCGTTGAGACCAAGCCAGATGTCAAGCCCGATGTGAAGACAGAGGCGCCGCAGGTCATCCCACCGGTCGTCGCCAAGAATGACGACGTTGATGCGGGTGTCATCGAAACAGCGAACCATGGGGATACCAAGGTTGATGCACCCAAGGCATCACGAAGGCTCCTGGACATCCAGAGAAAGGAACAGGAGATAAAGAGGCGGGAGCGTGAGCTTGAGGAACGTGAGGCACGCTTCAAGGCACCCGTCGTTGAGAAGAACGATGAACGTGCTCCATTGACCGTTGAGCAGATACGACGCATCGCACTCAGCAACCCAAGGGCGCTTCTCGACCTGGCTGGCATCGACGAGGGATACATCAGCGCGTTCAGCGCCACAGGAGCACCACCCCCGCAGCACCATCAGCGCCTCATCCAGGAGCAGATTGATGCCAGGTTGGCACAGATAGAGGCTGAGACGCAGCGACGTGTGCAGGAGATTGAAGAGAGGCAGCTGAAGCAGCAGGCTGAGCGTGTCAATCAGGATTTCATCATGCGTGTGACCGAGGACCTGAGGACGCCTGCGTTGGCCGATAAGTTTGAGCTGTTCATCGCCGACCAGGGCGAAAGGGTGCCACAGCTAATACTTCAGGCCATCAGGGATGACTACGATGACCAGGTGGCGGCTGGTGAGGTTGAACCAAGGGTGATGACTGTCGAGGAGGCCGCCCAGCTGTTCGAGGATGAGCTTCAGGAACGTGCAGACCGTCTCTTGAAGACGAAGAAGCTGTCTTCAAGGACACAGGCGGCCGTCGTGAAGGACGTGAAGGAAGGAAAAGGGCCCGGGCCATTACTTAATGGTCAGAAGCAGGATGATGATGCATCCGACGAACGTTGGATGACCCTTCTAGAAAGGGAACGTGCTCTTGATACACATAATGCAGGGGCACACCAAGGAGCAGTTGGGAACGGTATGCAGACACCCAACGTTGCACCCAAACAGAGTGTAAGCGATACAACCAAAGAGGACCTCATTGAGAAAGAACTCATTGAGAGAGCCAGCAAGGAACTCATGCAGATGTTTCGCTGAGCATAGGCAAATCAAATGGCAATCAATACACTTTCAGCCCTTTCGTCACTCATCAAGTATCGGTATGAAAAGGGCTTTGAGAACTGCGTCTTTCAGAACAACGCGCTTCTCAAGAGACTGAAGAAGGAATATAACGTCGGTGGTTACCAGTCGTGGATACCCTACCAAATCACATTGGGTGAGGGTGGTGGTTCTGCGAACGTCGGAAACGCCGTCACGAACTCATCGTCTGTCACGACCAAGAACGTGTTGCTGACACGTGCGAGGGACTTCGGCGTCGCGAGCGTCGATGGTCTTGCGTTGAATGCGTCTTCAACCGGTAAGCAGGAAGCGTTCATCGATGCCGTCACGCTGATGATGGAGAGCAAGCTGCAGGCAATGGCGAACAACCTAGAGATTGCTCTCTTCAGGTCTGGCGCTGGCGCCCTCGGTCAGATTGGCTCTGGATACACGAACACAGACACATCAATCACACTGACGGACCCGAACGACGCCAAGAACTTCGAGGTCGGCATGGTCATCGTTGCATCGACGACCAATGACGGCTTCAACGTGAAAGCATCGTCTTCTGTCGATAACACGGCCATAATCACGGCAATCGACAGATACAACGGTGTGCTGACCATGGATGTTGATGGCGACTTCGCCGGCACAGACTGGGCTGCGGCTGACTACCTGTATCGACAGGGTGATGCCATCCAGGCCGCGTCGTCCTCAGATGGAACGCTGAAGGTGAAGGGGTTGTCTGCGTGGCTTCCCTCCTCAGTCGCTTCGTCTGGTGATAGCTTCTTCGGCATGGACAGATACACGGACGTTGAGCGCCTCGCTGGGCTCAAGTTCAACGGTGCGTCGATGTCAATGCTTCGTGCATTCACGGGTGCTGGTGTGTTGGCGGCTGACCGCGGCGAGATGCCGCGATTGTTCGTCACGTCATTCCAGAACATCTCACAGCTGTGTGATGAACTGCAGGGTCAGGCATTCCAGACCGATTTCAGCACGGGTGAGGTTGGTTTCTCGACCATCAAGTTCCACATCCCGGGCATCGGGCCCTGTGAGGTGCTTGGCTCCAGGGCGTGTCCGACGAGCGTTTCATACCTGTTGGATGAGAGCAAGTGGGTGCTTAAGTGCTCATCTCCGAAGCTCATCAACATCGATGAACGTGACGGTCTCACGATGCGTTTGAACGCGACGGCCGACCAGCTCGACATGAGGTTCTACTTCTACGGACAGCTGGCGTGCCTGCGACCGGGTGCTAACGTTCGCATCGCGCATACATAATATTGTTGGTATGTGGTGGCTCACTTGCGTCTCAAAGGTCTCACTCAACCTATCTCCCGTGGGGAGCCACCACATACCGCATAATTTTCAGCACAACCAGATTGAGCTGAAGGAGCTAAGATGACATCATTTTCACCAATTAAGACGCTTGGATACGGTTGGAAGATTATCGAAGGAACGGTAATCATCCCAAGCACATCTGTCGGGGGTGGTTCTCCAATCGTCTCGGGCGTTCTACAGTATCATGAGGGCATCCGCTCCGGAACTGCATCGCCTGTTGCGGGCATTTACACTGCATCGCTTGGAGACAGCGGGTCTGTTTCAAGCATATCGAACTCACGCTACGATTACCTCGTCGGGTCAATCTTCAGCGTGCAGCCCGTCGCGTCTGCATCAAGCTACTCTCCACCGAACACGACGGTCAGGCTCATCGCAGACAATGTTCGTGAGAACGGCACAATCGTTTTTGCGACGCACACGCTATCGGCCTCAGTGACAGCTGGAACGATAACAGAGACGGTGGCCCGGCCTGCACGTGATACGAAGGTCGGCATCACACTGTTCGTCAAGGGCAAGCTGTGATGGATAAGAAGAAGCGTATCGCACTGCTTCTCATGGCACCGAAGCATGGGATGCATGAAGACGAAGAAGATGGTGCAGAAGAGGGTTCTGAAGAGCCCGACATCACGCTTGAGGACGTCGCCGGTGACCTTATCGATGCAATAGCATCCAAGGACCGTGCGGGCGTTGCTGAGGCGCTTCGTGCAGCCATCGCTTCATGCTCAGACGACTGAACCTTGACCTACCACGGCCACACCCGTTCAACATCACACCTCGACATCTGGGGTCTCTGTCTTGAGACCATCAAGAACATCATCATCGCACGGGACATGCATCCCAAGCGCATCCTTGACCTCGGAGCACACCACGGCCAGGGCCTCAAGCTCTTGGGCACGGCGTCGGGCTGCGAACGCTATGTCATGGTGGAACCCATGCCCCAGAACGTCGATGTAATCCTGGGCATCCTGGAGCATCGAGGGGCGAGGCCATCGGCTGAGCTCTTTCCCGGTGTCGTCGGAAGGACGTCTGGAACGACGACGCTGTTCAGCCTTCCCGGGTTCGACCAATCAAGCAACCTCTTCAACACGCGTGGAGGTGCATACGGCGATGCGGTGCCCGTTGAGGTGCCCATCATCGACTTCCCGGGCATCATCAACATGCTCGGTGGTGATATCGACTTCATGAAGTGCAACATCGAGGGTGCTGAGTTCGCGCTGATGGATGATGGCTTCTTCGACAACATCTCAGACGGTTTCGTGCTGGAGGCGCACAACATGCACTGTCCGGCCACTAATGGTGGGTATCGGAACGTTCAGGAGCTCATCGACGGCCTGAAGGATGATTTCGACATCGTCTCACATGGCACGTTGGAGCATAAATACTGCTTTTTGTCCGGCATCCGTATGCGTTGAACAGCGTTATACATATCAGATATGGCGAACCGCGTCAGAATAACGAAAGATGGCATCTTCACGATACCTTCGACAGACACAAGACCATCATTCGCCATCGACCCTAATCTCGACCAACCGTTCGTTCTATACACGTCGGGTGGCATAACGGGCTCCATAACAAGGCTTGCTGATGGAACGTCATACATCGTCGGCGGCACAAACGTTCAGGTCGTCTCATCATCATCAGGGCAGATAGTCATCAGTGCAACGACAGGCTCTTCAACTGGCTCTGGAGACACGACTGCAACATACATCACAGTTGCACCTGAGCTTGGTCTTGCGAATGAAAGGTCATTGGCTGTCGGTTCGGGCCTGACGCTCACAGATGGTGGTGCTGGTTCAAGCATCACAGTTGCGCTCGATGGCACAGTTGCACGCATCTCTGGTTCATACTTCCAGGGTTCGATACGTGCATCAGCATCTGGAACATTCGGCACGAAGACGGAGGTGCTGACATCATCGGTTGAACCATCACCTCGTGTCTCAGGTGATAGGATTGCGCAGTGGTCGGGACAGTTCGTTGGGCGACCCGTCGTCATGGTTCAGGATGCAGTGACTGGCATCATGCCACCGAGAACGTCATACCCGTTGATGTTTCCTGGCTTCGGTGAGAGGCTCTATCGCTTCGGAAGCCAAACGACGGTCACGCAGACTGGAAGCTACGGTCTTCCGTTTGCGACGCTTGGCACGATGACGTTTCCAGCCATCACAGGAACCGTGCTGAGAAATGCGATGCCCGCAGTTGATTTCACCAGCCCAGCTGGAACGAGGCAGTATTGTGGTGTATTCGTCGGCACAGGAACGACTGGCTTCGGAGTATTCACACGTGGCACACAACCGGGCGTCGGCGGCTTCACGGGACACTGGAAGGTATCACCCGCAGCCAACACCACAGGCTCATCGGTGTTCTTTGGATACGGGCAGGTCTATACGGGGGGTGTTGCGACACCAAGCACCCGCAACAACCACATTGGCCTCAGCTACGACCCGACCGATGGTGCTGGTGCTAACATGTTCATCACATGCAGGAACAACGTCTCAGGATGGCGCATCGATACGGGTGTGCCAAGGAACCCAACAGACATCTGGGAGTTGCTAATCCACAGCCCAAGCGCCGGAAACTTCATCGGTGTCAGGCTCAACAACATCTCATCTGGCACACAGGTGGGAGATTGGGAGCTGAGGACCGGTTCATATCCCATACCTGAGCCCGATGTCGTCATGACGCTTGAATGCTACATGGAGACGGGCACTGACACATCAGCGAGGACGCTTCGTGTGTATGACATCGACGGCACCATCGGTTCGAAGATGTGGTGAGGAAATAATATGCGAACTGTCACACTTACACAGCTAATTCAACGTGTTCGGCAGGCTGCTGACATGGAACGTGCTGCAATCGTCACTGATGCAGAGGTCACGGGATACATCAACGATAGCATCGCTGAGTTTCAGGACATACTCATTGCCAATTACGGAGAGGATTGGGCGTCGACTGGCATGACATTTATGTCTGTCACAGCATCAGTCGGAAGTTACACCCTTCCCACAGACTGTCAGAAGGTTCGAGCCGTGGATGTGCTTGTCGCTGGCTCATCAGGAAGCACTGTCGCAACGTGGCAGGCGCTTGATAACGTCAGCTTTGAGAACAGGAACGTCATCGACCCATGGTCATACGACACACCCGTCGGGTCGAGGTTCGGCTACCATCTGATGGGCGCTAGCACGATGATGCTTCTTCCGACGCCACAGGCATCTGCAACGCTTCGGCTTTATTACATCCCAACATCAACCCTTCTCACAGGAAGTGGCGACACGCTCGATGGCATCAACGGATTTGATGAGTATGTCGTCATTGATGCTGCCATAAAGTGTCGTGATAAGGCACAGATGGAGGTTGGTGTTCTTGTCGCAAGAAGAGAAAACATGCTTGAGCGTGTCAAGAAGATGTCATCCAACAGGGTCATCGGTTCTGTGCCCACCTTAAGGGACACACGTGGTGGATGGCTGACAACGGGTAGATGGAACAATGGATA